CGGTGCAGGACGTATCGGAGTTGGCGTTTTCTGCAATCTCCGGAGCGATCGGGCTCGATGACGTGCTTGCGGCAAAGCTGCATGTACGCGACCACCTGAAGACGATCGTTCACCGCGAGACGAAAGCGCAGTTGCGCGTGATGACGTTCGACCCTGCGGTTCTGACCGGACAAAAGCCAGCTGGGATATTGATCGACGAGCTGCACGTCGTCGCGAAGATGAGCAAGGCGCCGAGTGCGATCCGCCAGTTGCGAGGCGGCATGCTGCCGTATCCGGAAGCCTTCCTCGCGTTCATCACGACGCAGAGCGAGGAACCGCCGAGCGGCGTCTTCAAAGCGGAGCTCGACAAGGCCCGGGACGTTCGAGACGGCAAGCGGTCGGCCTCGTTGCTGCCAGTGCTGTACGAGTTCCCACCGGAGATGCAGAAAGACTCGTCCGAATGGCGTGATCCGGCGAACTGGCCGATGGTCACGCCGAACGCAGGCCGGTCGATTTCGCTACCGCGACTCGTCGGAGACTTTGCTACCGCGGAGGAAACCAGTGAGGAAGAACTGCGCGCGTGGGCGTCGCAGCACCTCAACGTCGAAATCGGTCTAGCACTGCGCAGCAACAGCTGGGCTGGCGGCGAGTTCTGGGAAGACTCAGCGATTGAGACCGGTCTGACGCTTGACGAACTGCTCGCACGCAGCGAAGTCGTGACGGTCGGGATCGACGGTGGCGGCCTGGACGATTTGCTCGGCATGGCAGTTCTCGGCCGTGAGGCCGGCGGGCACTGGCTGCTGTGGAATCACGCGTGGGCTCATCCGATCGTGCTCAAGCGGCGCAAGAGCGAGGCGCAGAAACTCACCGACCTCGAGCGCGACGCCGACCTGACCATCGTCAAGTCGATTGGCGACGACGTCCAAGACGTTGCTGACATCGTCGAGCAAATCGAGGCCGCGGAGCTGCTCGATCAGATCGGCGTTGACCAGGCCGGCATCGGCGACATTCCGGACGAGATCAGTAGCCGCGGCATCAAAGTCGAACGAATCGTCGGAATTTCGCAGGGCTGGCGATTGAACAGCGCAATCAAAACAACCGAGCGCCGGCTCGCGGAAGGCGCGTTGCTGCATGGCGGCAGTTCGCTGATGAATTGGTGCGTCGGTAACGCGCGCGTCGAGCCACGTGGCAACGCAATCGTGATCACGAAGCAGGCGAGCGGCTCGGCAAAGATCGATCCGCTGATGGCGACGTTCGACGCAGTCGCGCTGATGTCCATGAATCCCGAGCCGCGAAAGAAGCCGTTCCAGATCTTTTTGGCCTAGTCTTGATAGGATTGTCACGTGACTGCGGGCATCTACGAGATTGTCAATTCGGCCAATGGCAAGCGCTACATTGGTAGCGCAGTGTCGCTGGTTCAGCGCATAGGCGAGCACCGTTCACGTCTTCGCGGTAAAAATCACCGCAACCCGCATTTGCAGAATGCATGGAACATGTACGGTGAAGCAGCGTTCTCGTTCCGGACCATTCTGGTTTGCCGCGACGTCAACCTACTGTTCTTTGAGCAGCGAGCGATTGACTGCTATCGACCGGAATACAACATCTCGCCAACTGCTGGCAATTCTCTGGGCGTCAAACTGTCTCCGGAGACGAAGGCGAAGATTGCGGCGAAGGCTATTGGCCGGAAGTGGACCGCCGAACGCGTAGCGCTGGTCTCAGCAGCTATGACTGGCGGCAAGTTGCCGGAATCGGCGCGGCAAAAGCTGATCGGCAACAAGCGCGCTGCCGGCACCAGGCATACAGATGAGTGGAAAGCCGAGAACTCACTCAGGCACCTCGGCGTAAAGAGACCAAAGTCGCCGGAGTACCGAGCAAAAATCGCCGCATCGCTTCGGGGTCGAACGGCCAGCCCCGAGCATCGAGCCAATCAGGCAGCGGCGCAACGCGGCGTGAAGCGTGGTGCATACAAGCCTTGGTCGCAAGAGACTCGGCAGAAAGTGGCCGCGCTGAGAGCCGCACGCTCCGTCAAGACTTTGTCGCCGTAACACCGCCCGCGCAACACTCTCGACGCCTGCCTTCGCGCAGGCGTTTTCATTTGGAGATTTTGAAAATGAAGGACTCCGACAAGATAGTTCGGCGCGCCTATAGTGTTATCGATATCAAATCGATCGATGAGGAAAAACGAGAGATCACCGGTATCGCTACGACTCCGAGCGTCGATTCCTACGGCGACATCGTCGAGCCGAAGGGCGCCGAGTTCAAACTGCCGCTCCCTTTTCTGTGGCAGCACAACTCCTCTCAGCCGATCGGCCACGTCACGCGTGCAAAGGTCAAGAACGACGGAATCGAGGTCACGATCAATCTCGTAAAAACCGACGAGCCGGGCACGTTGAAGGAACGTCTAGACGAGGCGTGGCAGAGCATCAAGCTCAAGCTCGTCCGCGGGCTTTCGATCGGCTTCCGATCGATCGAGCATAACTACATCGAAGGAACACACGGCGTTCACTTTTTGAAGTGGGCGTGGCTGGAATTATCAGCAGTGACGATCGCAGCAAACGGCGACGCCACGATCACCGCGATCAAGTCTGCCGACATGCAAAACCGGGCCGCGTCAGGCCACGCGGTGAAGCGTGTCGTTTCTCTGAACCCCCCCGCCGGCGCCACGGCTCGTCCCAACCAAACCAACGCCCCGGAGGGCATGAAGTCCATGAAGAACATTCGTGAGCTCATCGAACAGCTCGAAGCCAAGTTCGTTGCGACCCAGGCGCGCCAAATGGCGATCCAAGAGAAGGCAACCGGTGAGAGCCGGCTCAAGGATGCGAGTGAGCGCGAGGAGTTCGAGAACCTCAGTTCCGACCTCGACGCGATCACCGCCGAACTGAAGGATTTGCGTGAACTCGAGAAGCGAAACGTCGCGACCGCCAAGCCGGTTCCCGCGACTCCCGACCCGAACGCCAATCCGCAGAAGCAAGCAGCAGCGGCGCGCGACGCCGGACGCGCAATCCAGATCGATCGACCGCTCGAGAAAGGCATCGCGTTCGCTCGATTCGTCGGCAGCATGGTCCATGCGAAGGGCGATCGTTACGCGGCGCTTCAATTTGCCAAGCGTCGCTTCGCTGACGACCAGAAGCTGCACTCTGTTCTCGACCTCCATACGCGGATGTCGCCGAACGAGATCGTTCAGCGTGCCGCCATCGACGTCGGCACGACGACCGACAGCGACTATGCAGCGCCACTCGTCTATGCGCAGCAGATGGCGTCGGACTTCATCGACTACCTGCGTCCGGAGACGATCATCGGCAAGCTCGAGAGCCGCATGCGACGCGTGCCGTTCAACGTGCGCATGCCGCGCCAGACCGGTGGAGGAACGGCTCAGTGGGTAGGTGAGGGCAAGCCGAAGCCCATCACCCAGCAAGCGTTCGACTCCGTGACTCTCGGCTACATGAAGCTGGCCGTCATCTCGGTGATCACCGAGGAACTGGCACGCTTCTCGAGCCCATCAGCCGAGACGATCATTCGCGACGACCTCGCGAAGGCGATCATCCAGGCGTCGGACTCGGATTTCGTGGACCCGGACAATGCCGGAACCGCGAACGTGAAACCGGCGTCCATCACCTCGGGCGTCACCCCGCTGTCATCGGCTGGCAACTCCGAGGCGAATGCGCGCGCCGATCTCGGAGCGCTCTTCTCGCAGTTCATCGGTAACAGCCTGAGTCTCACGAGCGCTGCGTTCATCATGCCGATGTCGACCGCGTTGCGGTTGTCGTTGATGGTGAACTCGCTCGGCAACCGATCGTTCGCGGACATCACGCCCGCCGGTGGCACGTTGCTGGGCATTCCGGTCGTGACGTCGGAGAACGCCGGTCTAACCGACGCGTCTGCGAACGGCAAGATCGTGATACTGGCATCCCTCGGCGACATCCTGCTCGCCGACGACGGTCAGGTGGCGATCGATGTCAGTCGCGAAGCGTCGGTGCAGATGGACAGTGCGCCTACGGATCCGACCGCTGCCGGCACGGTGCTCGAGTCGCTGTGGCAGCGTAACCTCGTCGGCATCAAGGCGGAGCGGTTCATGGCTTGGGCGAAGGCACGGTCAACGGCTGTGTCGTACGTCCAGAGCGTGAACTGGGGCGAGTAATTCAGTCGGCCAGCGTCTTTTGACTGTGACGCACTTGAGGGGAGCCCCAACGGCTCCCCTCTCTTTTTGCCGAAGGGGCATGTAATGGCACGAGCACGAGCGCTGATGGATTTTCCGTACAACGGTAGCGAGTACCGTACCGGGCAGGAGCTCGACGTGCTCGACAAGGACGTGGAGATTCTGACGATCGCGGGGCGCATCGGTTCGGCAGATGAGGTCCCGGCCGCCCGCGGCAAGCGCAATCGCCCGTATCGCCGACGCGATCAAGTCGCCGAGTAATGGGCACCACTCAGCGGGTGGGGTCGTGGCTTCGAAAAGCCGCGAACTTCCTCGCTCCGATTTCATCCGGCTGGTACTGGCCGACGATCCGAGAGTCATATAGCGGAGCGTGGCAGTCGAATGTCGAGGTCAGCCAGCAGGCTGTATCTGCCAACTGGGCCGTGTTCTCGTGCGTGACTTTGATCGCGAACGACATCGGCAAGATGCCAGCGCGCGTTGTCGAGTTTGACGCGACGAAGAAGATCTGGGTCCCGACGCCGCGGCGGCCGGTGCTTCGCAAGCCGAACCGATTCCAGACATGGCCGGATTTCATGCGGTCGTGGATATTCTCTCTGATGCTGAACGGCAATGCGTTCATCTGGAAAGAGCGCAACGCCGATGGATTCGTAATCGCGCTGTATCTGCTCGATCCGAGCCGTGTGAAGCCGCTGGTGTCATCGGACGGCAGCGTTTACTACGCGCTCTCGACGGACAACCTCGCCTCGATCGACGAGGCACGCACGGTCCCGGCGAGCGAATTGATGCACGACCGCATCAACACCATATGGCACCCGCTGGTCGGCGTGTCGCCGATCTACGCGAGCGGCGTCGCCGCCGTCCAGGGGCTATCGATTCAGGAAAACTCGGCGAAGTTCTTTCAGAACATGAGCCGTCCGTCGGGAATGTTGACTGCCCCCGGTGCGATCAACGACGCGACTGCAGCGCGAATCAAGGAACTGTTCGAGAACAACTTTTCGGCCGCGAATATCGGCCGCTTGCTCGTCGCCGGCGACGGCCTCGCGTACTCGCCGATGACCATCAACGCCGAGGACGCGCAGCTGATCGAGCAGTTGAAGTTCACCGGCGAGATGATCTGCGCGACGTTCCACGTGCCGCCGTACAAGCTCGGTCTCGGGCCGATGCCGACGGTCAACAACACGGCGTCACTGAACCAGCAGTACTACGACCAGTGCCTGCACCCGATCTGCGACAGCATCGAGTATCGGCTCGACGATGGGCTCGAGCTCAGCTTCCCGTTCGAGACGCGCTTCGACACTTCG